GGTCATTGGGCTTATAGTTCTTTTGTATTTCATTAATGGCTTGAGATGTGGCATCAGTCCATCCCTTTTCATAACCTTCATCAAAGCCCAACGAACCGCTAACAGGCGGTTGGCGCAATGCTTCGTTAATCGCATCTAAGATACTTTTCTTCATCCCTTCTCCTATTTCGTTCCATTCGTATTGAACAAAACGGTGGTAAATTTCTTCTGCTTTTGTCATATCGTCTCTATTTAAGTTTTTCGTTAATAATACGCACTGCGCCAACCGCTAAACAGTTATAAGCAATACTACGACACTGCAAACAATGACGGTTGTGCCTTAATATTGTCGGTTCGTTTATTGCCATAATTTACGTATTTTTCGTTTATTTCAAATCCTATAAAGTTTCTATTTTCTTTTATAGCCATTGCACACTCTGTTCCACTTCCAGCAAAAGGAACTAAAATAAGGTCGTTTGGTCTGCTACTTATTAGTATTATTTCCCTTGTTAGTTTTTCAGGTTTTGGCGTGTCGTGTTCGTGGTTTCCTGTTTCATAGTTTGGGATTCTAATCACATCACCATAAAAACGTTCATTGTTAAACGGTCTGCGTAGCACTTCAAATTCTTCTCTTAGTACTTCAAATTCTTCTCTTAGTACTTCAAATTCTTCTCTTAGTACTTCAAAAGGTTTTTGCCAATATCCTGTCTTTTGTAGCATTTCATAATTTTCTTTTGTAGGTAGTTGCCATTGTACATCACCAAAATACATACCTATTAACTTTAAATTACAAGGAAGCCCTGTTTTCTCTTTTAATTTTGATGCACTTAATCCACATTTTTTTCTTTCTTCTCTCATATATTCCTTAATTGGCAAAAAATTATTTTTATTACTTCTTATCTCTACCGTAAAATCAATATCAAAATCATTGCTATACATCAGCAATCTTTCAGTAAGTGGTGCAAAGGTTCGCAAATCAGTATTAAAGCGTATTTGTTGCTTATGGTCGTTTGTGTTTTCCCATACCAAACTATTCAATAAATTAAAATGCTTATCAAATATTATTTGAGCGTAGGCAATATTTTTAGCATCTCCATACCAATAAAGCGTTCCATTATCAGCTAAAACTCTTTTACATTCTATCGCCCATTTTTCTACATCTTGCAGGTAATCATCAAAGGTTTTCCAAACAAAGTCAAAATCTCCTTTTACTTTGTAGTACGGTGGGTCTGCAATAATCAACTGCACCGATTTGTCAGCAAGATTATTATTCATCCAATCACTATGATATATTTTATTTACTTCCATTTTAAAAATCTCGTGTTAAATACCGTACTGCCCATAACAAGGGTTTCGCAAAAGCAGGGCATTAGTGGTTTATTGAACATTTGTACTACTATTAAACATTGTGCTAAATTTGAACTTTTGTGCCTTGAAGCCCTGCCTTCGCAAAGCCCCAAACCGTTATAGGGCATTTAACCGAACAACCTCACAACGTCCGACTTTTCACTATTTTGGGTTTCTAAATACATTTTACATTCCACTTCATCCAACACTTTATCGATTTGCGGTTCAAACTTCGCATAGCTTTGTTGGTATTGACTTGGTGGACAATTAAACCGCCAACAACTATATGAAAGCGGACATTCTTCATTTGTGCACATTGTAATATCTGGCATAATCTTAAAATAAACGCCCTATAACATACGCTATACAAAAGCAGGGGCCTTACTGCTAATCCAAGCGGTGTACATCTATTTATCATTTGTGCAAGGCTGAAAGGGAGTGCATCTTAACCCTTGCCTTCGTATAGCGTATGTTAGCGCAAAAAACGAAACCGTTATATGCCATTTAAAAACGCCCCGATATATTTTAATCTTTCATTAATAAAATATTCAAAATGTTCTTTATCCTCTACCATTTCTTGCGTTATTATACCCAAATCTACTTCAAAACCGTTAAACATTTGAAATAGAACATGAAGCTCTCTTGTTATATCAATGTCATTATTAATTAACATTTTACAGTTACCAAAATTGTATAATTTATTTTGTGGCTTATCCAGAATTGGTTTTATTCTTACACTATGACCCTTGTAATTCTTTAAAATTTCAAAGGTTAATAGTTCCTCTTTTGTGCATTCGAATATATGTAACATTTTGTTTCGTGTTTCAATTTAAGTTTATCGTTTAATCAATTCCTTTTGAATTGATGGCTTTAAAGCGGTTAGTTTAAACCGCTTTGAGTTAATATTTTATTTAATTTGTTTGTTGCTGTTCTTAAAGTTCCTGTTATTGCCAAAACTTCTCCGTGTTCATCTGTTACAAAATAAGTTTTCCCACCGTTAAACTCAATTTTAAATCCTTTTATTTCTTTGATAGTTCTCATAATTTCTATTTTTTTAATTGTTATGTGATACAAATATAAGAATATTATTTAATTAAAAACAAATAAAAAATAAAAATAAATGTAATTTATAATGATTCTAAATAAGCTAAACTATTTTAATTTTTCCTATTATTTTTAAGTACAAAGCGATATATCTTGTAGGGTCTATTAAATGGTTATTATTATCCTCAGGTTCTTCCATTATAATACCGTACCTATCTACTTTTCTTGAATAGTTTTCCTGTTCGATTTTTAAATTTTCTGAATCACTTGTATAATATACGTTTAAATTGCTTAACAAATCAATTCCATCTACGATACTATCCTTTGGCTTGTTAGCCTGCAAAGCGTTATATCCAGCACGCCTTAATGAAGCTATTTTTAAAGGTCTATTCGTATCACAAATTATGGGTACTTTTTTGCTTATGCCTAATTTTTTAAATAACCAGGTTACGATACCTCCCTCAATTGCAACCTCATCACTTGAATCCGCATTTATTTGAATCCGCTCCGTTGCGCTTATTTTTTCACGTATTTTATTCTCACTATGATAATTTAATTCTCTTAAATATAAATTGCCGTCGTTATATTTCGCTTCAACTATTCCAAATGGGTCTACCGCTCCCCAGTCAACTCCTACGATTATATCGTAATCTAGTTTTAAATAGTTTTCTAAACTAATTTCCTTGAAATGTAGTATTCTATTCGGACGCTCTGATTTAACTCCAAGCCCGTACACCTGCCAATTGAAATTACTTGCGCTATTCTTATCGTGATTTTCTCTGCATCTTAACAACTCTTTTAATTGCTTTGTAGTGAATGATAATCTATTAATCAATAAATCATAAGTCTTTGCTTCTTCTGCTGAAATTAGACCGCTTAAAACTACATCTGAATAAGATATGGGCTGGTATGAAAGTATTTTAGTTTTCTGTTCAATAGGACAAAACGGGTTGTCTCTAAATGTTGACTGTATTACAATTGAACGGGGGTCTTTTATTAAATCCTCAATCCAATGTCCTTTTTTTGGGTTGTAATCTATAAAAATAAAATCTGATGTCCGCTGGTCTATTTGGTTAAATGTTTCTTTACTTATTTTATATGGCTCATTTAACCATGCCATATCTTGAGTCAATCCATGTACTGTCTCCTCATCGTCCGTACCATGTATTTCAACTGTTGAATCAGTTGAATATAAGAATATCGATTCAGTTTTATTAAAGTCTTGATTTACCCTATAAAGGTTTTCACGTTTTAACATTTTTAGAAAGTCATTCAATACAGTTTTCTTACAATCTGTTTTCGTATCTCTCCAAACAGTACACCGTTTTCCGTTGTTATTCCTTGCGTAAAGGTCGTATAATTGTGTTAACGATATGGTTTTTGATGACCTTGATGAACCTTTATTTATTATGTATCTATATTTATTGCTACCATCTTCATTGCGCTCATTTATAGCATTCCAATTTTTAGAAAATACGATAGTAGCTTTCATTATTCATCGTCATCAATAGGTTGTATTATTTCAACTTTAATCGTATTACTCAAAGGTTTACTATCTGTGGTGTGGTCGGTGCGGTCTGTCCATCCAAAACGGTTCTTCATTTGCATATACCAACCATTAAATGAAAACTCTTTATTTTCAAGATTTTTGCGCCCTTTACTATTCCACCAAGCCTCTGAAAGTAGCTTTCCGCCTTTAACGGTTTGCGAAAATTCTTCATATTCTTCAAGCCATCTATTCCATAAAGAGTTAGAAAATGCGCCCCTCCATTTATAAATCATTGCTTTAACTTCAACGTCTGAGCCTCCCTCTTCGTATAAATCTAATATTTTTTCATACCAATTTTCTGGCAAAGAACTTAAATCTTCTAAGGGTCTTCCTGCTGGCATTATATTAAGTATTTAATTAGTAAAAATAATAATGTTATAAAAAATAT